CATAGCTCTCATGCTAGGCATGATCTCTAAGTTAAGTATAGCAAACATTATTTCATCTTTAGTATCTGTATCTACTTTGTCACCTATAACATTATCTATGTAACGATCTACTGTTTCAGGCCAGGCTTCTCTGCCCTTACCATCAAAGTATTTAGCGTACCTTGATGTGTGAATAAATGCTTGGTAGTCTGTTGGTAAGTAGTTGTTCATCTGTTATCTCCCGATCCTTGTAGTGTTCCTCTTTTTTCCCTGTCATCTAATTTAGCTACGTTTTTCTCCATTACAATAGCTAAGTTATCTCCAAAATAATTAGCTAGTGCAGTTACATAAAATAAAACATCACCCAGTTCTTTAACTATTTCTTCAGCAGAAATTTTGTTTCTATCTCTAATCTTTTTCTTTACCTTCTCTGCTACTTCTCCTGCCTCTCCTACAAGACCAAGTGTGTTCTCTATAAGTCTCTCATCACCTATTGTTACAATTTTCTTTTCAACCCAGTCTGTGTAGTCTGCAAGAACTGTACTGTTCTCTGGTTTATTTAAATCAAATTGATCAAAGTATCCCATGTCTTCTAAGTCTTTACCTGTAATCATTTCTTTTCCTTTACTTCTATTTCAATCATTTCAACATCATCTATATCGTAGATGGTATCTGATACAACTTGTTCAAGTCCTATAGCAGCACCATTCTTATCTGAGGCTATAAAGTTAGCGTCAGGATCTAGCTTTAATAGCATTGTTATTTCAAACAACACAGGAACCTCCAAGTTATAATAATATATTTAATTCCGTCAAGATTATTCTTCAAGCCAGTCATCAGGAATTAACTTATCAGCATATTTAAATCCATGACGTTTACACCAGTCACCGTAAGAAGACTTAGCACCCTTGTATAACTTGGCTCTGCTATTCTGAAACACAAACCTCAAGTCTAACTTAGGATATTGTTTCTTTATCTCTACGTGCTTACGTCTGTCATTAGATACAAAACGTCCTTTGGTTTCTATAACAATACCATTCTCTAGAATAAAGTCAGGTGTGTAGTGTCGAGTCCTAACATCTAACCACTCTATACGTTCTTTCTCGTAGGTAAAGTTGATACCTTTTTCTTTTAGATACTTAGCAGTATCATCCTCAAAACCAGAACGATACCCTGCCTTGAGTGCTGCTGCACTAAATCTTTTCTTGTTCTTTTTCATGTATCTCAAAGTGACAGTTAGAACAAACTAAAACACAGTTACGTATTTCTTCTTTTAAAGACTTACGAGAGTATCCAAACATATTACTTATTCCATTAACCTTGGGGCCAATATGATGAAAGTGTAAACCCATCAAAGATTTTTTGTAGCCGCACACAGAACATCCATAAATTCTTTTAACTCTTTTAACAAATTGTCTGTTTGAATCAGAGTTTCTTTTCTTTTGACTAGCCTTGTCAGCTAATTGTTTTCTCCAAGACTCTTTACTAGACCAGTGTTCATAAACCCTGGACTCTTCTCCAGTATCTTTATTTATCCGCACATAATAGTGTTTAAAAACAAAACCATCTTCTCTTACATCTCTTTGTCTAAAAGGTAAGTTAAGAGACTCTACTTCAGAAAGCCTAAGAACTCTCATAGTTCTGTTACGTTTCTTGTAGGACATAAAGTTTATTATAACCACTCAGGTTTTTCAATAACAGTGTAGTCACCCCAACCTGTACTGTAATCAGAATCCTTTTCTGCTTTTGCAATAACAGCTAAAGTTTTATGTAGTTGCTTCATACCCCAGTGCATAACTTCTGGACTCATCACATGTACGTGTGAAAGAAATGGTGCAGTTTTTTCACAGGCAATAAAAGAAAAATTATCTACATCATAACCTGCAAGTTTACATGTGTAAACATAATGAGCACCTTGTAAAAGGTATCCATACTTCAAGCACTCTTTTAAGAAACCTTTTGGACTAGCATCTTGTGTTGTCTTTACATCGTAGACTGTACCTTCTTTTTCTATCAGCAAGTCTGGTCTAGTTTTTAAAGTTAATCCTGAGATAGGATCTTCTGCAAAGATACTGATCTCGTTTAATCTATCAGGGTGATTTAAGTACGATGCACATAAAGGATTGTTTAGAGCACCCCTGGTTATACAGTTGGCTACGTTAAACTCTACCTCAGTGAGCAGGATCTGATCCTCCCCAAGGTTGGCTTGCATCTCTTTAAATATTGCACTGGATTTAGTCTTTGGTCCTTTGACTACCAGGTTACGTTCTTTCTCTAACAGGTTGGCATGTACTGCACTACCCATAGCAAAGGCTGCATTATTAGAGTTACGCTTCTCACCCTTCCAATGTGCTAGTGATTTCTTATATACAGCTTTAACTGCACTGGAAGATATACCATCTCTAGAGTGATACTCTTCGTTAGACATATCTGTTATGATTTCTTTTTTGTAGTCCATGTATCTCTCTCTATTATAAAGTAGCCCCCACCTAAAAATGAACAAAAAAGATGGGGGCTGATTCTTCTAGGGTAAAAGGAACAAAACCTAGAAGGGTACTGAGTCCTGTGGTTCCTGGGAGGAGGAAGACTTACCACCAGAACTCTTGGAATGATCCTGAAACATTGAAGAAGGGGTTTGAGAGGAACCACCTTCAGATTCGTAGACCACATGATCAAGGACTTGAAGCCCCATGAGTCGTGTACCTACAAGACCTTTCTTTGTACGATACACCTCAACCTTTACGATGCCTTTACTTCCGTTACCGATAAGACCTTTATCCTCTAGATCCCAAGCCTTACCTGCAATGTCAGCTACGACAGGTTCACCACCCATCCAATCTTCAGCACCAGTATGAGGACGAGATACAGTGAGCCTATGCCCATCATCTACTTCCTCTATTTTCTTTTGACATCCTGCTTTCTTTAAAGCATCTGCTGTCTTCTTATCAGTGGTTACTGTAACCTTATACTCTCCGTTAGTATCCACGTTCCATTCGGCTTGATCTCTATTGGACTCAAATACTTTTGCCCATTCGATTGTACCCTTAATATCTATTTGTGTTGATGGCATACTGCCCTCCTTTTCTTTTACTGTTGTTACATCTAATATTTTTTACTTTAGTTGTCAATGGGTCTCAGCCCAATTTTTTCCTATGTCATATGATCCAGGTGTAGGTATTTTAAAACCTAGTTCTTCCCCAGTTTCTAACATGCAGTCTGCTTGTATTTGTCCTAACCTTTTAGCTTCCTCCTCTGTCCCTGTTACTTCTACTTGGTATTCATCATGGATGAACCCAACCATTTTAAACCTTATCCCTTCCTGTCTAGCTTTGTCGTGCCACTTGAGTAGACTGTGCTTCATCAAGCAAGCCTCACCATTTTGTAGTATACCTGCCAGTGTTTTGTGTGCGTTGGGTACTGGAACTCTACGTCCATCATACCCAGTAAAGTATCCCTGCTCTGCTATGTAAGGCACGAGTTGGTTCTTTAGATTATATAAACCATCAATACTCATCTCGAAACGAGTACGTGCCTCCTGTGCTTCCTTCATGTTGACCTTAAGTATCTGACCAGTTTTTGCTACACCTGCACCCAATAACCAAGCATAAATAAAAGTCTTAGCCATATCCCTCGTACCATTTGGTACGTCCAAAGCTTTCTTGTTGACGTTGTGTATGTCTGTCTCGTCTTCTTTCTTTCCCTTCATGATGGCTTGTGCATACTGATCAGCATCAAAGTGTCTCCAGAGATAGTCAGCTAACACACGTAACTGAATACCGTCTGCGTCTGTACCAACCAACCAAGAGTCAGAAGGAACTGTCCAACAAGAACGTAGATGCACATCAAATTGTTTCTTTACTTCATCAACTGCTGACTTAGGTTGACCATGAAACGGAGAGGATATGTTAGCAGTGTTAGGATCTTTGTGAGCACATCGTCCAGTCCATGCCCCGATGTTGTTTATCCTACCATGAATCCTTAAATCGTCACCACACTGCCCTAGCCACTCCACCAGTGAGCTTCTACGTCCTTCGAGTGTCAACCACTGGGCTAGAGCTTTCGCTCCTGTGGGTGCTGTCTCAGGAAGTGTACTAAGATTTGCCTCTGATACAGTGAAACCGTACCTGTCTAAGTCTTTCTTCTTTTGATTGTAGAAATCCTTGTCCATAGAGGCTACTGACTTACCATATGGATCACCTATTCTCTTTCGAGAGAAGTTAATAGCAGTCTTGGTTTTATCTACTGGCTTCCATCCTGCATCCCAGAGAACATCTATCCTGTCCTTTGAAGATCCTGGATTAAACTCTATCCAGTCGAGACACACTAAGTCATCACCCTCTATGTTTGTAATGGCATACTTTTCTTTAGCCCTAACAACTGTAGCCATCTCATCACCATCCTTCTTGAGTCGATACTTAACACGATTGACCTCAGTAAGTTTGGGTGGGAAGTCTACCTGGAACTGCTCCTCTAGTGTACTCATCTTTGTCTTGACTGAGTTGAGAAGAAACTCTGCCTTTGGTTTATCAAAGAAGAAACCGTAGTACTGTGTGCGAACCAACTCTATTTGAACATCATGCTCAGTCCTTAAAGACTTACGCCAATCAGGACTCCAAATAATATTGTTGAAGTGATCATACAAAGATTCTGTAACCTCGATGTCTTGATACCAGTAGTCAACCATTTCGATACTGAACTTATCGAACTCATGAAAATCTCCTTTATGTTTGTTGAGCCTTATACCCCAAGCCTGTAGACTGTGAGGAAACTTAGCACCCTTTGGTGTTTCTATGTCGTAGTTTACTAACCTACTAATAAGTAAAGTATCTACAATCTTTCTTGGATCTATCAGTCTGGGTTTAAGTAGTTTGTTTAACATGGGTGCATCGAACTGTACAAAGTTGTGACCAACTATTAGATCTGCTGACTCGTACCACTTGATAGCCTCACGTCTAGCAACCTCATCCTCGTGACAGTTATCAAACCTTACTATCTCACCAGTAGTAATATCTTTACCACCACAGATCCAGAGTTTATCACTGTCAGTAAGACCGTTTGTTTCTATGTCGCTGATGACAATCTTCATACGTTGAATACTACCTCTTCAAGAACAGTTGTCTCAGGATCGTAGAAGACTGAACCTGCATTCCCTAGCTTGGCAAAGGGTCTGTTCTTATCAACAATAAAGTGAGTTGTATTTCTCTCAACATCATCCTCTGATTCAGTATCTCTGTTAAGTTTTATACAGACGATAGCTTCTTCTTCCAGAGAGGCTGCATACTTGGTGCGTCCATCATCGTTGACCTGTGATATAAATACCACACCTATGTTTAGTTCTTTGGCAAGCTGCGCCATTCGTGAACCAAGGGTTGTCAACGTACTGGTAGCCGCATCAACACCAGAGTTAGATAGGTAGGCTAGACGCTGAACGTGATCTATAAAGATGTACTCTGCACCATAGACTGTGGCTGCAAGCCTAACATAGTCCAGGAGTTGCATTGGATCATCATGACTACGCATCTCAAAGATAACTGTGTTCTCACCACCTGCCATCTTCTGTGCTGCTTTAATTACTTGATCCTCACTGAACCCTGTAGAGACTGCATCCTCTTTGGTTCTGACATTCCATCCTAGTTCGTAGGTTGCCATAGCCCTATAGGTTGTAGACTTCATCTCTTCCATGTGCAGTAGAGCAAGACGTGTGTTCTGTTTGAGTAGTCCTACCTCAAAGTATCTGACTAGCTCAGTCTTACCCTGACCTCTGAGTGCTTTGATAAATGTAAGTCCACCCTTCACC